CCTGATGCAGTATGTACGCTGGGTCACGTCCACGCACTACTTCTACTACCTGGCCTACGCCACCGAAGCGGTAACGCCGCACGGGAGAGGGCGATAACGGTGCCGTTCATCCTGTGTAAGCGAAGAGACGCACATCGGTCGCTGTACCTACACACCTGGCCTACCCCAGGCCAAGTCGCAAAACTGGTCCAACGTTGGGAAGAAATGGGCCCATCCGCGGCAGCATCGGACCCCTACGGCTTTTGGATCCCCCTTTCAGACCCCCGCGAGCACCATCTCGCTCTTTTGGCGGACCGCTTCGTGTTGCGGAACACCGAGCACGGAGTCGACCTGGGTGAGCCCGGGCGCATCGGAGAGGGCTCTTGGGATGAATACGCCTGGTGGGGGGACCACCCCGGCGGCGCGAAAGGCTACAAGGACAAGGCCGCGCTCGTGGCGTTGGCCGAGGCTCGGTTCGCCGCCCTCCCCGAGGTGTTTCATACGTCGAAGGGTCGACCCGTCTGGTGGCCCAAGCTGAAGTCGGTCATCATCGTCGACCAGGCGCAGGAGATGCTCCGGTACGCCGCCAAGGGCCCGCGCGACGAGTGGGGCCGACCGATCGGGCGATAGCGCCCCGGGTCGCGGCGCTTTACGACCGACCCCGAACCGGGGTAGGGTCGCCCTTCGGCCGCGCCGCGGCCCCCGACCTCAAACCCCAAATAGACGTTCGCCCCGGCTCACTTTCCAGGGCAAGCCAGGGCGACGTCTGACAAGTGACTATATGACTATACACACGCGTTCGTCGTCGATCAAGCCCGATCCGCATCCCGCGCGGCCTTCGCCGGGCGTCGTCGTAAAGCCCGCGAACACGAACTGGGAGGTCGCCGGGGGCGAGACACTGCCCGTCGACACCATGGAACGGAAGCTCGGGCGGAACACTTGGGCGGTCTACCGGTGCCTCGCGACCTGCCGCGACCCGCGCAACGGGCTCACGCGCATTTGGAACGAGACGATCGCCCGATACACGGGGATCCACCTCGACGTCGTCAAGGATGCGACCGCGAAGTTGAAGCGGTTGGGCCTCGTCGAGAGCGGCAAGGTCAAGGACGAGCCGGACCTCGGGGTCCTGGGCTTCCGCAACTTCCACCGCCCCGCCCGGGGCATCTGGCGGGCCCTCAACACGAAGGTCTACGTCCGGCGCATCCGGGGGTCGGCCGCCGTCGGAGCCGTCGGGGCCGACCGGGTCTGGATCCTTCCCGCCGAGGCAAAGCGCCGCATCACCGCCCCCGACCCGCGGGGGGGCCCGCGACCCGGGGCAGGTCGCCCCAAGGGGTCGGGCAACCTGCGTTACCCCCGCCCCGCCCACGGGCCCGCGGGGTGGGGCATCCGGGCATGGATGTGGGACCAAGATCCGAGCTACGTCGCCCCGGTTGAGGTGCTCTCCGGGGTCGATTTCGTCGGTGACCAGGATATCAAAAAGCCCCCGACGGGCGACGCCGAAAAGAATCAAAACCACCGTCGACGATCTGATCCGGATCTGGGATCTCCTCCGGATCTGGATCCGGATCCGGATTCTTCTTCGAAGAATCCCGCGCGTGCGCGCGAGTTGGATTTTCAGATCCAGAGCCCGGACGGCACGCGGACCGGGTGCACGGATCACGACCCGATCCAAACCACCGCGACCCCTTCGACGTCGACCGCGGGTAAGATTCCGGGTCCGCCCCCGATGACGAACCCGACGCTCATGACTCCAACGCAGGACCCCGCCGGGGTTGCGCAGAACCGACCCGAGAACGCGTCGGGGGGTTCCAACCCAAGCGAGACCCTGTCGCGGGTCTCCGGAGCCGTTTACGACCCCGCTACGTCGGCCGACACCGTACCCACGATGACGCCCGAAGAAGAGCTGGCGTTGCCGATCGGGACGTTCTTGCGACTCGCGGGGTTGCCCCGTACGCCGTCGCTGAACGATTTCTTGGTGGAAACTCCGCCCCCCGCGAGGCTCGCGCCGGAGACGACCCCCTACGAGCGTGCGCGGCTTTTGGTTGCGACCTACCTGAGCGGGCTCGAAAAGCGCTACCCGGACGAACCCATGCGGGACTTTCGCGGCAACCTCGCAAAGTCCAAGCACTACGACAACCTCGTGGCGGCGGCCGCGGCGATGATTCCGCTCAACGTGGCGCCGGCCGCGTGGGTCTTGTATTCGTTCGATGTCTGGGAGCGCGGCGGCGGTATGCGGACCGGTGTGGTCCCGCCGCCGCGATTCGTTTTCGACCCGAAGCGCTTGAGCCGTCAGGGCGTCGCGATGTTCAACAAGGTCGAGCTGGACTACCGGGCCGTCCCCAACAAGATCACCGACGAGTTCCGGGAACTGACGCGCGCGTACAACCGGGCGATGCGGTTGGCGAGCGAGGCGCCGTCGTTGGCGGCCGCGCGTGTCGTGGTCGCGACGACGTTGGCGGAGAGGGGCTGGGAAACCCTGTTCAAAGCCGCGACCAAGGCGACACAGGTCGCGAGGGCGGCGCTCGCCGCGCGGATCGCTTCGGGCGAGATGGTTTGGGGCTGATAGGAGCGCGAACGATGGCGACTGACCGGAGCTACTACTGGCTGGATCTAAGGTTCGAGCGGCGTGTCGTCTTTTTGGCGTGTACGTCGCCGAAGTTTTGGGCTCGGCTGGGCCACGAGATCGAAGCCGAGAACCTGAACGCCGAAGAGGCTCGGTGGGCCATGCGGGCCGCCCGGATGATCGTGGCCGAGACCCACCGCCCGCCCGACTCATTTGTTCTCGTGCTCCAGCGGCTCAGGACGCTCATGGACGACGGCAAGGTCAGCTACGCCGAGGTCGAGGCCGTGGGTGACTACTTCATCGCGGGCGCGGAGGACTCGATCGCGTACGACGCCGTCGTGGACCAGCTCGCGCCCGTGTTGGCGAAGCGACTGCGCAACAAGGTTGTCTTGGCGGTCATGCAGGAGGCAGCACAACCCGACGGCGAGGAGGGTCCGTTCCCGGAGGCGCGTAAGTTGGTCGAGCGGGCGGCGGCGGTGGGCCGGGACGCCGAGGTGACCGACGTCGGGGTTGTGCTCGGTGAGGGTAGCTACGACGCGATCAAGGCTGTGCGCGGCTTGGTTCGGCTTGGCACCGGCATCGAGGATTTGGACGCGCAGCTCAACGGGGGACCGCGGCGAGGAGGGTTCACGATCTGGATGGGCTCGACGGGGGCGGGAAAGTCGCTCAGCCTCACGCACACGACGAGCCACGCGTTGCGCCACCAAAAGGTCGTCGCGTTCGCGACGCTGGAGCTGCCACTGGACCAGCAGTTCTCGCGACTCAAAGCCAACCTCACGGGTTTCCAAATCGACGACGTCCAGGACGACCCCGACTGCACCCGCGGTTGGTTCGCGGTGAACGGCGGCGGGCTCGGGCGCGCGTACCTCCAGGCGTTCCCTTCGCACGCCACGACGGTGGCGGATCTACGAAAGTGGGTGGACGAGGTCGAGTTGCGTGAGGGGGCATGCCGGGGTCTCGCGGAGGGGACGCGACATTCGATCGACCTGTTGGTCATCGACTACGGGGACCTTTTGGCCGTGCCGTCTTCAGTGGGTAAAGACGCGGACCACGGTTACTCGGTGGGCAAGCACGTGTTCGGCGAGTTGCGCGACTACGCCGAGGGCCAGAAGCAGCCCGGCGACAAGGGGCACCCCGGGGGGCCCATCTGGGTGTCGACCGCGTGTGCCGCGACGCGTGGAACCGCGTCAGCCAAGCGCAAGTACCTGTCGTCGGACGACATCGCGGACTCGATCCACAAGTCGCGACGCGCGACCCTGATGATCTCGATCAACCCACGCGACGACGGCACGGAGTATTGGGTCGCGAAGAACACGCACGGCAAGGACCTGTTTCCGGTGGGGCCGATCTTTGGCGAGCGCGAGAAGGGCCGCATCGCGCCGCTGTACAGCGTGTGAAGTCGAAACACGAGCGCGCGTCGACTTGGTGCAGTCTCCGGACGCTCGGGGCCGCGCGGCGCTGCGCCATCATCTACCGTGGTGGGGGCTACTGCGCGTGGTGCCGGGTTCCGCTCACGCAGGACACGGCCCAGATCGACCACGTCGTGCCCCGGCGTCACGGCGGATCGAACGACCCGGCGAACCTGGTCGCGGCGTGTTCGGAATGCAACGCGCGTCGCCCCGACGTGACGGGCGACCTCGCGCAGCTTTGCGAGCCGTTGGACACCGCTGCGGGCTTCCAGTTGGCGCTCTGCTGGTACCCATGGTTGCCCGCCCGCTACGCTGACAAGGAAGCGCGCAAGCGCAACGCTCGGGACCAACAGCGCGAGCGCCAACGGGCCGCGCGACTCGAGGGCCTCGGTGGCGACGCGTTCCCGTTTGGCGCCGCGGAGCCTGAAGCCGCGGCGGCGGAGTAGCGCCGTGGGGTTGGTCGTCGCAAAGCCGGCCCGCTCGGGGTAAGGGTCGCGTCGATGACGACCCCTCGCGCGCTCCTGTACACGTTCGCGGACTACCGACGCGACATGAACCTCGTCCTCGTCGAGCCCTCGTGGGGGGACTACGAAGTGCACTGCGACGCCAAAGGGATCCCGCCGCGTAAGCCCGACGGCGACATCAACAACTGCGCGCTCGTTCACGGGGAATCGGCGCAGGATTGCCAGGTGTGCCCGGGCCGGTGCCCCGACGCCGTCCGGCTGTTCCAACGGGCCGCGGGGGCGTCGGTCGTGACCGCGGCGGAACTGGAGGCGGAGCCCGCCGCGGAGCGGGCGGCGGAGCCGACCGAGCCCGCGGCCGCGGAGGACGCGACGCCGCTGGCGCACGCGTTCGCACACTCGAGCGCCAGCGTGGAGCACTACAGCCCCTTCGGCCTTGTCGGCGCGGCTGCCCGGGTCTTTGGTGGGACGATCGACCTGGACCCTGCGAGCTGCGAGGCCGCGAACGAGTACATCGAGGCCACGACGTATTACGACGCCGCGACCAACGGTCTGAAGCAGGCCTGGGCGGGCAGTGTGTGGCTAAACCCGCCCGGGGGTCTGTGCGACGAGGACGGGCGACCCTGTTACCCCCGGACGCGCAAGCGCGAGGGCTGCACCGTGACGGGCGCATGTGGTCTCGAGCCCGGGCACCAACATAAGGGCGTGACCAGCTCGGCCAAGCACTGGTGGGCGAAGCTCGCGCGTGAGTGGTCCGCGGGGCACCTCACGCAGGCGGTGTTCCTGGGGTTCTCGCTCGAGCAGCTCGGGTCCACGCAGTCCGACGTCGGTCCGGGCTTGCTGACGCCGCTCGACTGCATCCTGTGCCTGCCGCGCAAGCGCGTGCGGTACCTGCATCAGGACCCCGACGGCGCGCTGGTCTCGGGCGACGCCCCGCCGCACAGCTCGTTCCTGGCCTATCTCGGCCCCAACACGAAGGCGTTCACGGCGGCGTTCGTGCCGTTCGGCCGCGTGTTGGTCGGGCACCACGACCTGCGATCGGTGTGGTGGGACGAGACGCCATGAGCGTCATCGAGACCACGCCGGGGCCGCCGTACGCGGCGATCCAGGGCCTGCTGCCGGGTGACCGGGTGAGGTGCCGGGATTGGCGATATGGTCGTCTCGTAGACGGGACGCACGTGGGCTTCGTGGCCAAGACGCGGCTCGCGCGTGTTCGGCTCGTCGTGGGGCCAGCGGCGCGAGCCAAGGAGGCCGCTTACCTGCTCGAGGGCGAGGCGGGGGTGCCGCGCGAGCGAGACGTGACCTACAGCGACGCCCTGCACGGCCGTGCGCCGTGCTCGGTGTCGAGCCTGTCGCTGAGCGTCCTGCGGGACTTCTCCGTCGGCGTGCGCGGGTTCTCGTGTTCCGACGTCGTTGAGGTGTTGGACGGCGGCGGGACCAAGGGCCGGGTTGAGCGGCTCGCCGACATCATCCGTTGTAACGCCGCGGTTGATGCGACGCCGCAGCCGTCGTTCCTCCAGCCGGGCAAGCTCTTCGCTAGGCGAGGTTGCCCTGGTTGCTTGGCGTTCTGGCTCGACCAGAATGACTTCCTGGCGCCGCACGATCCTCGCTGTATTGGCGAGGTGCTGGTGCCGGAGCTGGCGGCGGCGCTCGAGGTGCTGGGCCACTACGGCCCGACGGGTGTGCTCGGTGGTTGAGGTCGGCGACTACGTGCGCGATGTGACCTTGGATCGGAAGACAGGTAAGGCGCTTCGGACTGGCTGGATGCGGGCCATATTACGCGTGGGAGCGCGGACATTCTCAACCGAATGCGCGACGTACCTCCTGGACGGGCGTCGGTCCCCGTTGAGGGTGTACGGGCAAGGGGCGACAGTGCACGTTGCCCGTCGGGTGCCCAACCACGAGGTCGCGGCCGCGATGCTTGAGCACGAGGCAGCTCGATGAGTACCCGATCGGGCGACCGTGCGGTGCTCGAGGCGGTCGCGGGGAAGCGCCCTGGGCCCAGCGGGTGGGTCCGGGGCAACTGCCCGTCGTGCGAGACCCGCGTGGGCAAGGTCGACCGGCGGCAGTGCCTCGGGCTCAACGTCTACACCGCGCGCTGGGTTTGTCATCGGTGTGGTGACGGTGGCCGTATCGGCCGCATGCCCGACGAGTGGAGTGACCTGGAAGCCCCCGCGCCCCGCGCCGCCTCGGGCCCGAAGCTGCCCACGATGGACCCGCCCGACGGGTTTTTTGAGCTGTTCAACGGCGACGGTGCTCGTTCGCGTTCGCTCGACCCCGCGCGGCACTACCTCACGCAGGTCCGGGGGTTGTCGCCGGAGGTCCTGCGTGAGGCCCGCGTGGGCGCGTGCGTCGCCGGGACCTTTGCCGGCCGGGTGGTCGTGCCGGTGTTCGGGGTCGAGCCCGACGAGGACACGGGGGAGCTTCCCTGGGTTGGCTACAGCACGCGACCCTGGGTCAAGAACTACACGGGAATGGGCTACCGGTACCCGCGGGGCATGCCGTTGGCGACGCTGCTGTACAACGCCGCAGTGCTCCAGGTCGAGACCGACGAGCCCGTGCTGGTCGTCGAGGGCGTGTTCGATGCCCACGCGTTGTGGCCTGACGCGGTCGCGGCCCTCGGCGGGACCAAGGAGGGGCACCGGGAGCAGTTCATGTCGGCGCGCCGACCCGTCGTGTTGCTACCAGACGGCGACGCTTGGCATAAAAGTTGGCTTTTCTCAATGCAGCTCCGCTTCGAGGGGCAGCGCGCGGGGCTGGTGAAGCTCCCGCCCAAGCGGGACCCCGATGAGGTCCCGGTCGACGTGTTGCGCGCGGCCGCGCGCGAGTCACTTGATCGAGACTGGGTTGCGGTGTGATCGATCGGGATCTCAACGCTGCCATCAACTTGAAAGATTTGGCCGGGAGTTCCCCGGTGTCAGCCTGTCGCCCTGGAGGCTCTGGTGCTGCTCTTACGAGCGGTACGAAACCTCTGGTTGGGCAGGAACCGAACCAGGTATCAGCTTGCTGAACCTACCTCGGAGGACGTAAGGGTCGCGGCGGGACGAAACGAACGAAAGGGTCGAGGTACGAGATGCGGACGATTACGTGGACGGGTACGGCGGTGATCTTGGGTGTGGAGCGGCCCGTGGCGTTCCAGGGGCTTGGTTTGGCGCCCGGCGTGGCGGGAGGTACGTCGCCGTTGATGCTGGCCATCGGTGGGCTGTCGTCCGAAGAGGGTGCGGCGATCGTCGCCGCACTCGAGAAGATCCAGCCCGCGGAAGGGACGAAGACCTACAACTTCCGCGTCGAGATCCCTGGCGCCAAGCTGGACCAGACGCCCGTCATCCCCGGCGACGCACACAGGTCGTGGTGGGACGAGACGCCGAAGCCCGCCCCGGCTGCGGCGAAGCCGGCCGCGCCCGCTGCGACGACTCCGCCGGTCAAGACCGCGGTCCCCGCGACGGCCGCGGCGCAGCAGGCTGCACCCAAGCCGGCACCCGCGGCCGTCGCCCAGGCGCGCCCCGCCTCGACGCTAGCGGCCGTCGCTACGGCTGCGCCTCTCCCTGCCGCGAGGCCCGCGGCGGCTCCTGCGCCCGTGACAGTAAACCGGCCTGCGCCTGCTGCGAAGCCTGCCGCGGCGAAGCCTGCACCCGCGGCAGCGGCTCCGCCGGCCGCGACTCGCCCGAAGCCCGCCGCGGCCCCCGCGCCGGTCGCGGCAATCGACCCGGCCGGACCCGACGAGGACGAAGAGGAGGCGCCCGAGGAACCCGATGGGACTGAGCCCGCGGCGGCGTCGGTTGACGACGATCCGGTGGGCTTGTCCTCGACGCCGATCCCGCCAGAGCTATTGGCGGCGAACGCAATGCTCCGGGCGGTGGTGGTCTGGGTCATTCAGCACATGATCGACACGACGGGTGAGCACCCCACGGAGGACCAGATCATCGCGGGCATCGAGGCCCTCCGGGGCAAGGTCCCGCTGGTGACGCGGACGGTTGCCGCGGACCTCGCGCGCCGTGTCCCGCTGGTTCTTCAGGTCATCGGCAACCTGGGCCCGGCGCCCCGCGCGGACGCCGCGCAGTAACGCCCATGCGCGACCTCCCGCTGTATTCTGCCTTGCCGGTCGCGGCCATCGAGGCGGAGCCGTCGCTCGACCCCGACGACCGGTGCACCCGGTGCGAGCTGTCGGGGCTCCGCCGGGCGACGGATCCGGAGACCGGGGAGGAGCGGGTTGAGCCTCGCGATGCGAAGCGGCCCGGCCGCGTTTGTTTGGGTTCGGACGGGGGCAAGAACCCCCGTCCGGGCGGTGTCTTGGTCGTGGTCGATACGGTGACGCAGGACGACGACCGGCCCCACCCGGCCGGTCGCGTGTTGTCTGGCGTTGCTGGCCACATGGTCCGCCCGTTGGTGTCGAGGTGGTATCCCGGGCCCGTGACGTACGCGGCGGCGACGCGGTGCCGGCCCTTTCACAAGCTCGCGGTCGAGCACGTGGAGGCCTGTCGCGGCTACATGGCCCGGACGCTGGAGGATGTCCGGCCGGAGCGCATTATCGCGATGGGGTCGCTCGCGGCGCGCTCGATCCTGGGTCGGTCGGTCCAGCCGAACAACGTCCGCACCGGGTACGCGTACTTGCTCGCCGGGCGCTACCGCGACCGACCCATCCCGGTCTACTTCGTCGGAGCGCCCAAGGGCGCGGTAGACAACCGGTTCCTGAAGACCCTGCTTGAACAGGACATCGAGTACGCGTTGACGCGGCCGCCGCCGCCGTTGCCACCCCTCGACGCGGTCGTGCGCGTGGTCGAGACCGCGGAGGACGCCGAGGCCGCGGTGGCGGAGATGAGCGCCGCGCCCTGGTGCTCGGTAGACGTGGAGAGCGCGGGGCAGTTGTTTGACCCGTCGTTCCGGCTTCTGTGCGTGACCGCGACCCCGGAGCGAGAAGACGAAGCCTTGTCGGAGGATACGTGGACGTGGGACGAGGCCGCGTTGGCGAACCCGGCGACGCGCGCGCCCCTGGCGCGTTACCTTGCGGACCCTCGCGCACGAAAGTGCGGCGCGAATGTCAAATTCGACCGGTCGGCGCTTGTGACGAATGGGTTCGCGGTCGCGGGGGTCGACGGCGACGTGCGGCTGTGGCGCAAGTTGCTCGAGGCCGAGGCGCCCGCCGACCTCGCGACGATGGTTGAGTTGGTCGGGATGGGCGGCATGAAGGACGAGCAGAAGTTGGCCGAGGCCCCGGCGGTCGACCGGATCACGTTCGGCGTCCACACGGAGCGCCGGTTGGCGAAGGCGAAGGAAGCCGACAAGAAGGTTGGCAAGCTGTCCGCCAAGGCCGCGGACGGGCTCGCGGCGCTCGCCGACCTCGACGCGCGTCTCCCGCACATCGCCGCGCTCGTTCGGGACGCGGGCGTTGAGTCGGGCGCTTGGGCCAAGGCGGTCGTACCGGACGACACGCTGCTCGCGTACAACGGTCGAGACGGTGTGGGGACGCGGCGTCTGTTGGCGCGGCTTCCGCGTGACCTAGCGATCAATCCACAGATCGACCGTATCCGGCGGCTCGTCGTAGACCGTGCCGCGCGCGCTGTGGCTCGGCTTGAGGAGTGGGGGGTCCCGGTCGACATGAACGCGCTCCGAGCCTTCGACGCGCACTGCACGCTATCGTTGCGCGTGACGCGTGAGAGGCTCGATGCGGAGGTGGGCGTGGATCTCAACCCCGGGTCGCCGCAGCAGCTAGCCGAGTTGTTGTATCGAAAGCTTGGGTTCAAGCCGACCAAGCTCACCGCGGGCGGACAGCCATCGGTCGACGAAGAGGTCTTGGAGAAGCTGCGCGGTAAGCACCCGGTGGTGGACCTCGTGCTGGATCACCGAAAGTACGCAGGACTGCGCTCTAAGTACGCAGGAGGCATGATCCCGCATGTCCGACCTGACGGCCGCGTTCATTGCTCGATTCTACTCGATGGAGCAGCGTCGGGTCGTGCGTCTATCAAGGATCCCCCGCTACAGCAGATCCCTAGCAATAAGCGCGACCCTTTGTACGGCAAGATGGCGCGCGACGTCTTCGCGCCTGTGTTTGGTTTCCTTTTCCTACAGGCCGACTACAAGCAAGCAGAGTTCCGGGTGGCCGCGATGTTGTCTCAGGATCCTGTCATGATGGCTGACATCGCGGCGGGGTTGGACCCACATCTGGCGACGGCGAAGTTCATCTCGCGCGTGGCTTGGGGTATCTCGCCCGACGAGGTCACGGACGAGCACCGATCCCAGACAAAGTCTGTTGTCTTCGGCGTGTTGTACGGGAAAACAGCGGGGTCTCTTGCCGCGATGTTCGGTTGTTCGAGAGAACAGGCGCAGAAGATCGTGGATGCCGTAATGGGCCGCTACAAGGTCCTGGCCCGGTGGATCAAGACGAACCTCCGAGAGGCTCAGAATACTGGGTATGTCTGGACTCAGTGGGCAGGAGAGCCCGCGCGTCGTCGGCCGCTGTTCGACCTTGGCCTGCGCGGCGATCAGAACGAGGGGCGGCGAGTTCACGCGGCTAACGCCGCCACCAACTGCCTCGACGCCGAGACGGAGGCGCTTACGCGTCGCGGTTGGGTCCGCGGGTTTGATCTCCGTCCCGACGACGTCATCTTGACCAAAAACGCTGCGACCGGCGCGTTGGAATGGGAGACCATGACCGACCTTCGCCTCTTTCCCGACTATGAGGGCCCCGTTGTTGAATTCAAGTCGAGGAGCTTCAGCGCGGTTTCCACCCCCAACCACCGATGGCTCGTTGAGACCAAGTCGCGCCAGCCTGGGCGTCGAACGTGCGAGCGGACTACTCGTACGCTCTCTCCGTGGGGAGATGACCGCATCCACCGGACGGGCGAGTACCGCCCCGACGTCGACAGCGTCTTGACGCCGGACGAAGCGGAGCTTCTTGGGTGGTTCGTCACGGACGGTTCGATCAGGAAGGCCCATACGGTCGCTGGAAAGCAGAAGAACCGCAGGTATTCCACGACGAGCGCGAGGGCGCTCATCCACCAGAGCGGGACCGCGAACGCGGCTAACTGCTCCCGCATCGACGCGCTTCTAGCTCGCGCGGCTCCCAGCGAAACTACTCGTAGGTCGCTGAAGAATGGGATGGTCGTGTGGAACCTCGGTCGTCGCCTATCGACGCTTCTTATTGGGCTATGCCCAACAAGGACTCTCATGTTGGGGGCCATGCTCCGCCTCAATCGGCCCGCGCTTGACCGGCTGCACGAGGCAATGGTCCTTGGCGACCGGCATAAGCGGGGCATCTGCACGGGTCGGCGCGAGCAGGCCGAGGCGTTTCAGATCCTCTGTACACTCACCGGCGCGCACGCGTCCGTTACGTACCGAGACATGAGCCGATACAAGCTAAAGAAGTACCCAAGCATGGGGAACATCCCCGTGACCGAGGGGTGCTGGTTGTCGGACACGTTGAACCGGAAGACTGTCCAGGTCACTGCGGGCCAGCGCCGCGAGGTCGTGGCGCGCGTCCCGGTGTGGTGCCCTGTCGTGCCTAACACGTTCTTCGTCGCGCGCCGGAGTGACCACGTGTTCATCACGGGAAACTCGCCCATTCAAGGAGGGGCGAACGAGTTCCAGCTCGCGAGCCTCGTAGAGGCCGTCGAGTGGATCGAGGTTGAGGGCATCGAGCGGGACGTGAAGCTCCTGCTGCCCGTTCACGATTCGCTCCTGTTCGAGGTAAGAGCCGATATGGTGAACGACGTTGCCAGGAAAGTGCGTCAGATCATGACGAGCCACGATAGCGGTGGCGTCGCGATGGATGTTGACTGTGAAGTTGGGCCCGCGTGGGGCTCGCTCTCGAAGTGGAAGGACCCCGATGTTGTCGCGTGACCCGTACCAACCGAGCGCCGAGCGCATCGCGCTCGTGGACGCGCTGCGCGCGACCTTGATGCGGCTGCTCCCGGCCCTCGGGCCGTCCGCGGCCGACGCGGGGGCATGCTTCCTGGTGCGCCGCCTCATCGTGGACAACCGCCGCACCGCACGCACGGTACGGAACGAGCGCGTCGCGTACGAAGGAGCTGTCTCATGAGCGAGGCCGACGAATACCTCGCCGCCGCGGGCGATTACGGCAGCGAGCACCTGGCGCTCGATCCCGAGGCGCTCGACCCCGAGCCGGACGCTGGAGAGACCCAGATCCTGGAGGAGGAACTGGCGATCCGCGATCGGCTCCGGGTCGACCCGAGCAGCCTCGACGACGACCTCGCGCGGTGCGCCGGGGACATCGCGTACGCCGGCAGTCGGCAGGCGCGCGCGACGCTCCAGCAAGGCCGCGCGAAGATTCGGGCCAAGAAGACCAGGGCGATCGTCTATCTCCAATGCAAGGAAACCGCGACCGACACGTACGGAGCCCGCGGCGCGACCGTCGACGTGATCAACGCCCTGGTGGACCAAGACCCCCGGTACCTCGACGCCGCCGAGGACGAGGTCGTGGCGGACGCGACGCTCACGGTGGCCAAGACCAACGTACAGGCCGCGTTGGCTCGCAAGGACATGGTGGTCCAGGTCGCGTCGTCCCTGCGCGCCGAGATCGCGCGCGACGGTTACGTCGTGGAACGCCCGAAAAGAGCATAACGCGCTACCAAACGAGCCCAACATCAACTACAGTTTTCCTCGCGGTCGGGCCCTCGGGCTCCTCTCGCAAACTCGTCTGAATCTGCAACCGCTAACGAAAGAAGCAACGTCATGCCTACGTCGAATCAACGCACCGCGGCCCCGAAGTCGAGCTTGCTCGACTACGAGGAGTGGAAGCCCGAAGACGCCATCGGGAGCGCCCAGGAAGTCGCGGCGGCTTCCGAGTCGGGCAACTTCTGGAAGCCCAAGGCGGGCGAGAACGTCATCCGGATCCTGCCCGGGCGGCGGGACCTCCATCGCACGCCGCTCGTGCCGACCTGGAGCCATTATGTTGAGATCGCCGGGGAGGAGCGGGGCGTTTCGTTCCTATGCCCGAGAAAGCACAAGGCTGGACACGCGTGCCCGGGGTGCATGCGGCTCGAGGAGCTTCGCGGCACGGGCAACCCCGCGGATTACAAGGCCGCGGCCAGCTTCCTCCCCAAGCTGCGCGTCTACGCGAACGTCATCGACCGGCGCGATCCCGGTGTCGGGCCCCAGACGTTCGCGTTCGGCAAGACCGTGTACGACCCGCTGATGTCTTACCGGTCTTCGGACCCCGCGATCGACATCCCGTTCACGAACCCGGACGACACCGGCTGCGACGTCGTGATCGTGAAGAAGGGCGAGGGCAAGCAGACCGAGTACAGCGTCCGGCTGGCCAAGGCGTTCAGCGCGCTGTCGCACGACGACGAGCAGGCGCTGGCGTGGCTCGAGGCCATGCGGGACCTGCGCAAGGAGACCCGGATCCTGTCGACCCAGGACATCTGGGCGAAGCTCACCGGGGACGATGGCGGCGGTCAGGGTCACGGCGGCGGTCGCCCCGCACCCGCGGGGGGTCGCGCTCTCGGTGGCGGCGGTCGTCCGGCGGCCGCGGGCGGGTCGGCCGTCCGGGGCGTGGGTGTCGCGCGCCCGCGGTCGGTCTCGGACGACATGGGGTACGGCCCCGCGGACGAGGAACTCGACCCCGCGGATTGAGAAGCTTGGTGGGCAGGCCCGGGTAAGAGCCGGGCCCGTCCTTTGGTGAAACGCCGACCAAGGCGTCCCGTCTGGGTGCGCGCGCCCGTTGCTCTCCTCTTGCCAGACGGAGCGACGGGCGCATCCCTTCCCGCACCTCGGCGGGCGCCGCCAGCGGTCTTGCAAGGAGTGTTGAAGCGTGAAAGTTGCTCTCGTAGCGGACTGCCACGTGGCCTCGCACAAGCGGCTTGGCGGCGACCGCGTCGCGAGCCTGAACGAGCGCTGTCGGCGCACGCTCGACGTCTTCACGCGAGCGGTCGAGCGTAGCCTTGAACTGGACTGCGCGGCCTTCGTCGTGCTGGGTGACCTTCTGGACTCGCAGCGGCCGGAGCCGCAGATCCTCGCGGCGATCCAGACCGCGCTCGCGCCCGCGAAGGCCGCGGGCATGGCGGTCTACCTCCTGGTGGGCAATCACGACCAGGTGAGCGACCAGCCGGGGGACCACGCGCTCGGCCCCCTCGCGCCGTTCGCGACGATCGTGGACCGTCCGACGATCATTCATGTGGACGGCCGTGCGCGCCCCTCGGGCTTGCTCGGTCTCGTCCCCTTCCGGACGGGCGCCGCGGATGCTTGGCTGCCCGAGACGCTACAGGGCTTCAACGCGCGCGTAGGCTCAACGAAGGCGCACCGGCTCTTGGGCGTTCACCTCGGCGTACGGGACAGCGCGACCGCGCCCTGGTTGAAGACCTCGACGGACGCGATTGACGTTGAGGTCTTGGCCGCGGCGGCGCGGGACGCAGGGTTTGGATCGGTCGCGGCGGGCAACTGGCACAACCGGCGTAGCTGGACCGTCGATGGCGTCGAAGTGCTTCAGGTCGGCGCGCTGGTGCCTACGGGGTGGGACAACCCCAACGTGGCCCCGTACGGGTCTGACCCGTACGGGACGCTGGCGGTCTGGGAGGACGGCGTGTTCTCGAACGAGGTGCTGCCGGGCCCGCGGTTTGTCCTGACGGACGCCGCGGGGCTCTCCGAAGCCGTGCGTTGGGCCGAGCAGCGCGGCCATACCCTCTACGCGCAGGTCAAGGCGCCGCCCGAGAGCCTCGCGGCCGCGGTCGCGGCGCTCGAGGCATCGGGGGTCGCGGGTGAGGTCGTGGTCGATGGTAAGGCCGTGGAGGCGAAGGCACGCGAGGCCGCGGAGGCCGCGAGCAGCTCCAAGACCGTCGAGGCCGCGTTGGCCGCGTATCTCGACCGGTTTCCTTTGGAGCCCGGGGTAAGTAAGGAAGCGCTGGACGAAGCCGTGCGCGGCTACCTCGCGCGCTGAAAGGGTCAACGACGATGAACTGGGAACGGGCTCGACTGATCGCGAAGGACTTGTTTCCCCGACGGCGGCCGGTCCGGATGGGCTTGGTTGAGCGGCGCGGGGATCTCCTGGTCTTGAGCGTCGAGGGCAGCGAGGACGTGTTGGTGCTGTACGGCGAGGGGCTTCAGGGTGTCCTGGAGGGCGCGGCGGCGGCCCGCGACTGTGTGGTCGTGCGCGAGAGTGAGCTGCCCGGCTTCTTCGGCCACGTAGGGCAGAAGCTTCCTGCATGAGGGTCTTGGAGATCCAGACCGAGCGCTTCATGGCGCTGGCGCCGACGCGGATCCGGTTTCCTCGGTCGGGTGTCGTGTTGATCACCGGAGGCAACGGCGCGAGCAAGACGAGCCTGCTGGAAGCCATCGCGGTGGGCCTGTACGGCAAGACTCTCCGGGGCACGCCTTGGTGGCCGGCGGGCGCGCTCGGGTCTTCGGCGGTCGTCGTGACCGACCTGGTTGAGGCGCGTCGCGTCCGTAAGGGCGACAGGGTCTCGCTCGCGTGGAGGCCGAACGGCAACGAGCCCGCGGGGCGCGCGCTCTTGGCTTCGCGGGGGCTCGAAGGGGCCTCGATGGACGAGGAGTTCAAGAGCTACGAGACCGCGACGCAGGCCCAGGAGGCGCTGTCGGCGGTCATCGGGACGTTCGACTCATGGCGCCGGTCGAGCTGTTTCAGCGCGGACGACGCCCAGCACTTCAGCGGCGCGACCGACGCGGAGCGCAAGCGGCTGCTCGAGGCGATGCTGGGGTTGGATCGGTTCGATGCCGCGCTCGAGGCGTGCCGCGCGGACCTGCGGACCTTTTCCGACCTTGCGGTGTCGTGCGCGTCGATCCAGGACACCCTACAGCGCGAGCGCGACGTCCTGCGGGCACGGTTGACCCAGTACGAGACCGAGTTGGCCCGGGCGTTGGAGGACCTGGTGGTCCTGGTGTGCGATGAACTGCCCCGCGGGCGGTCGAGTGCAGCCTTGCGCGTACCCCCGTCGGACGCGATGGTCGCGGCGGCGTTGAAAGACGCGAGAGCACTAGACGCGATCGAGGCTGAGGCGATCCAGGCGGTCGGGCGCGTGCAGTCCGACTTGGTGCGAGCCCGCCGGGCCGTTGGGCTGTTCGCTTCGGGTCGGTGCCCGACGTGCGGCGCGGACGCGGTGGGCTTGTGCGACGACCATGCGGCCGAGGTCGACCGGGCGCTCGTGGCGGAGCAGGAGGCCGCGTACGCGCGCAACATCGCCCGGGCGGACGCCGAAGAGGCTCGGTGGTTGTTGTCCGCGCTCCAGCAACGCCGCGTGGAGCACACCGTGGCCGAGGACAAGTTCAAGACCGCGGCGATTGCGCGCGGGCGAGCGAACGGTCGTGTACGCGAATACCAAGAGGGAGTGGACAGGCTCAAGGAGGAACTGGAGGCGAGTCGGGTGGCTTGGGAGGATGCGGCGCATAACCGCGCGCAGGCCGACCAGCGTGTTCAGCTCCTCCGGGCAGCCGAGGCTGTGTTGGGACTACGGGGGTTCCGCGCACACCTCCTGGCCGACAACCTCGCGGGCCTGTCGGCGGTCGCGAACGCGTGGCTTCCTCGCCTCGGCATGCCCGACATCCGGGTCAAGCTCCACCCGTACACGGAGAAGAAGTCGGGCGGCGTCTTGGACTCGATCAGCCTCGACGTCGCGGGCGTCGGGGACGGCTACGGCTACCGCGCGGCTAGCTCGGGGGAGCGTCGCCGCATCGACGTCGCGATCCTGTTGGCGCTCGCGGAGGTCGGGCAGGCCGCGGCGGCTCAGACGGGCAGCACGCTTTGCTTCGACGAGGTCTTCGACCGGCTCGACAGTACGGGCATCGCGGCCCTGATGGGTGCGCTCGAGGACCTGGCGCGAGACCGGGTTGTCCTGTTGGTGACACACAACGAAGAGGTCGCGCGAGGGGTAAGGGCGGCGATGACGATCCGGATGGACGCGGGCGTCGCGACGGTCTCTCCCGAGCAGGCCTTCGACGACGCAGGAGACACGCGCGGTGGCTGACCTAGGGCGACGGCTACAGATCGTAAGCGGGGAGAAGGGGAAAGGCCGGAGCTTCACCGCGGAGGTCCTGGCGATGGCCAGCGCGAACGTGTGGGACAAGCACGAGTCCAACGCGACGAAGGAGCGGCCCGCGTTCGTGATGCTGGCCTGTCAGCAAGAGGAAGCGCTGCCGGTCTTGGCGAACCTTCGAGCGGGCCACGGTGCGTTCCTGTCGGGTGAGGGTGTATACGGGAAGGGCGTCGCGTTCGAGACGTTGAAGTCCTCGCGGTACCGTTGGGGGTCGCAGCGGATCGCGCTCCCGCGGGGCCAGGGTGCGGTCGTGTTGACCGGGCGCGTACCGGGCGTGACGCTGGTGGACCCCGGGCCGCAGGACCCCGCGGCCGACGTCAACTTCCTGATCGTGCCGCCGCGCGCGCGTCTCGAGCAGGAGACCGCGCGGTTGCCCGCGCGGGAGATGCTCGAGTACGGGGCTGCGCTGCTCCGTCCGCAGCTCTTCCGCGACGGGGGCGAGCGGTGGAACCGGGCCGAGGTCCCGGTGGACGGACCGCTATGGCGTTTCATGCCCGCGATGGCGCTGTGGTTCTGTGCGTGCTTGGACCGCCGCACGGGTGTGCCGATCTTGCCGGACCCGCTCTTTCAGGTGCGCCTGTACTTGGCGGCCCTGTACGCGGGGCTCGCGAGCTGGTCGAAGCACGACGGCCAGAGCAACTACGGGAGCGACGTGCGGTTCGGTCGGCGCGGCGTCTACCTGTCGGAGTGGGGGTACGCGGGGTCCGGGCTCGCCCCGGGTGTCGCGTGTTCGACGAGTCAGGAACGGCTCCGCGGCCTGTTGGTCCAAGAGGTCCGGGCGTGGGGCCGGGACCGCGTGCTGGGCTCGACCCGGACCCCGGCCCAGTTGAAGCTTTGGCGTGCTGAAGGCGATCACGAAGAGGAGGCCGCGTAGTGGGCGCACATCTGGTCCGTGGAGAGTTTCAGTCCGATAAGTACCCCACCTGTCCGCCTGGCAAGGTCCCGTTGAGCGTACGGGACCCGATGGCGCAGGATCTACTCTGGGAGTACGCGCAGAGACGAAGGGCGGTCGACGCCGAGTTCTCGGATGACCTCGAGACCGCGCTCCTTGCCGCAGGTTACGTGGCCGCTTAGTGGCGCGCGCAGCGGCACAGGCACTCGCGGGGTATTTCCCGGCGCCCAACGAGGCCGTCGATCTCGCGCTGTCGCGCGTCGCGCTCGACCCGGGCAACCACGTCGTGTTCGACCCATGCGCGGGTGAGGGGGCCGCGGTCTACCGCTTGGCCGCGGGCTTGTACGCGTCGCTGCCGCCGAAGGAGGCGAGCTACGTCGCGTACGACGACGCGCGGCCGACCTTGCCGGCGCTCAAGCATGTGTTCGCGTGTGAGATGGAGGCGGGGCGGCACGCGAAGCTTGACCAAGCGCGCTGGCAGCACCTCGGCAGCAAGGTGCCGGTCACGACAGCACGCGGCGACGCGTTCGCGCTCGACCTGGGACTCGACAGCAATAGCGACCCCGTGGGGCAGTGCTCGATCCTGTGGGCAAATCCGCCGTACGACCAGGACCCCGAGGCGGGTCCGGGCGGGCGTTTGGAAGAGCGTTGGCTGAAGCGGTTTACGCCCGCGCTGGCGCCGGGCGGGGTCCTGTTGTTCCTCGTGCCGTACTACGCGCTCGCGGCCTCAGCCGACACGATCGCGCGTGAGTACGGCGTGGTGGAGTGTTGGCGGTTGCCCGGCGCGCTGTTCGACCAGTTCAAGCAGGTGCTGCTGGTCGCGCGGCGCGCTGCGGTGCCGCTGCACGAACCCGACGCCGCGGTCGCGCATCAGGTCAGGGCTTGGGCGGATGACGCTGACGCCACCCCCGAGCTGGGCGCAAGCCATCCGCCGCCCGTACGGGTCCGCGGCCTAGAGGACGCGGCCACGGGCTTCGACGCGTTCTCGGTCCGCGCGCTGGACCTCGCGTTGGTTCGGGCTGCGTTGACCCCGTGGGAGTTCATCAAGCGAGGGTCCCGGGTCGCGGGCCGCGGTGTCCTGCCCGAGGGTCCGTTCGCGGACCTCATCACACGTCGTTACCCCGTTGCGACGCCGCCGCGCCCCCCGCACATCGCCGCCGGTATCGCGGCCGGCGCGTACAACGGCGCCCGTCTCCACAGCGACACCGCGGGCCTGCCCGACCTCTTGGTCAAGGGTTCGTTCTCCAAGCGGTTCCAGTGCGTCGAGGAGAAGTTCAATAAGGACGGGGATGTCGTGGCGGAGCTACAGGTCGAGCAGCCCCGGCTGGCCGTGACCGTGCTGGACCCCGCGGCGGGCCTGTACGTCGACCTGAAGGGTGAGGTCACGCCGAAGGTTGGGGCGACGCCGAAGCTCGCGGACTTCTCGGTGGGCGACCTCCTGCGACACTACGGGTCGTCGCTGATCGAGGTCCTGCGGCACCAGTGCCCCGCACTACATGACCCCTCACGCGACGAGGGCGTTCAGCCGGCGAGCTTTACGCGGCAGCTCTTCCCGGCGCAGCGACACACGATCGCGGCGATCGTGAAGCTTCTCAAGGGAGAGGATCGGGCTGCCTTGCTGGTGGGCGAGACAGGTTGCGGCAAAACTGGGTGCAGTATCGCGGCCGTGACAGCGATGGGTTACCGCCGCCCGCTTGTGATGGCCCCCCCACACCTCGTTACCAAGAGCTGGCCCGACCAGGTTCGGGCTTGTTTGGGGGCCAAGGCGCGCGTCGTCGTCCTCGACAGCTTGGAGGCGGTCGACCGGCATGCCCGCGACCAGGATCCTGACGTTGTGTTTGCGATCTTGTCGCGGGAGGCCGCGAAGCTAGGCCACGCTTGGGAGGGCGCGGACCCTGGGTGGCGGACGGGACTGCCGCTCGCCGCGGGCTCGAAGGCTGGCGCGCGGGGCAAGAAACTCAAGCCGGTCAACCGTTGCCCTCGGTGCGGTTCACCCGTTCCGGTCGACGCTGACCAGGAGCCGTTGATGCCGGAGGTGCTGGCGCGTCGTCGGGTCCGGTGTGAGGTGGAGCTACGGGTTCCGAAGCTACCGGAACACCCGGCGGCCCCGACGGACGAGGAGCGGCGCGAAGGGTCGATGGCCCGTTGGGCTGAGCGCCTCGGGGCTCTCTTGGGCCCGTGTGCCCCGTCGGACGCGTTGGTGCGGGAGGTCGCGCCCCGCGTGACCCGGTGGCAGATGGCGCGTCTGCTCAAGAAGAAGCAGTCGCGACCCTGGACGGCGGAGCGCGGCCGCGCGGCCTTCCTGTTGCTCGCGGCGGAGCTTCGACGGGCTTGGCAGCGGGGTGCGGAGGTCGCGCCCGTGGACGCGAGGCTCTACCTCTTGGCGCTTCACGCGGCCGCGGACCCTCGGGCGGTCTTGTGGGAGGCCCGGCGGCTCTACTGGGCCTCGCGGACCAACGTGGAGGACTCCTATGGGCGCGAGGAGGGTCTGCGCGGGCTCGCGCGGGAGCTGTTGCTGTTGCTGCCGCGGGCCGAGCAAGACCTCGCCGCCGTGGAGCTTCGCGGTCGAATTGAGCTGAAAGGTCGCTACGGCTGGGACTGGGACGACTGGAATCGGGCGCGGGTCGACGGGGGCGCGCGTTGGATCGGGGGGTTCTATGTAGAGACCCGCGGAATTTCTGTCACGGTCGACAAAGCCGCGTCGGGTTCGATCGAGGCCGCGCGCGCCGTGTTGGCTTTGGTCATGGCGTCCGCAGCCTGGACGACCTTGCCCCCGTGCGGGGAGCCCTTGTTCCAAGCAGTGCCGCGGCCCCGGCGTTACCCGCTGGCGAATTACATTCGGGAACGTTACCCGCGCTGTTTCGACGCGTTGATCCAGGACGAGGCCCATGAAAACGCCTCAATCGGCAGTGCCCAGGGTCTCGCGTCGCAGCAACTCCTGAACCTGCGGCTACCGACGATCGCCTTGACGGGCTCGGTGATGAACGGGTACGCGAGTTCGCTGTTCACGCTCTTGTGGGGCTTGTCGTCGAGGTTCCGCGCGGAGTACGCGCGGGCCGACCAGGTCCGGTTCGTGCGGGACTGTGGGTACGTGAAACGGATGGTCGAGGTGAGCGCCTCGGGCGCAACCAAGGAGACCAACTTTGGGGCCCAGACGGACCTCCGCGACGGGGGGAAGATCGTCGGGCAGGCGCCCGGGGTGCTGCCGGCGCTTCTGCTGCGCCACCTCCTGCCCATCGCGGTGCCGCTCCAGCTCGAAGACCTCGAGCAGGCGTTGCCGCCCAAGACCGAGATCACGGTCGAGATTGAACCGTCTCCTGAGCTGCTCCGGCGGTACCAGAAGATGGAGCGCGGCCTGCGCGACCAGATCAAGCAGGACCGCTTCGTGAAGGGACTGTCCGGCCGGTTGTTCGGCGCTCTGACCGAGATGGTGTCGGCGCCCGACCGGCTCTCGCACGACACCGGCAACGAGGGCGCGTCGCGGCCGAACGCGTGGGAGACGCGCTACCCCCCGGGGTGCAGCGCTGCGGGTGGTCTTGTGGCGAGCGCGGAGGCGTTCCCGGTCGACCACCTGTTGCCCAAGGAGCGGTGGTTGATCCGGACGCTATGGGCCGAGCGCGCGGAGGGCCGGCGCGTGATGGTGTTCGGGTGGCACCGGTCGGTCCTCGACCGGCTCGCGCACCTGATCGCGGACCTGACGGAGGAGGCGGTCGTGGTGTTGGACCCGGGAAAGGTGGCGCCGAAGGTCCGGGGGGCCTGGATCGATCGGGAGGTTGTCGCGAAGGGCGTACCGTTCTTGGTCGTGAACCCCGTGTGCGTTCAAACTGGCCTAAACTGTCTCACCTGGTTCCACTCGGTGGTCTGGTATGAAAACCCAAATTTCAGCCCGACGATCCGTCGGCAGGCCAACGGGCGGATTCGTCGGATCGGCCAGGAGAAGGAAGCGCGCTTCTTCACGCCGACCGTGTCGGACACGATGCAGCCGCTGGCGATGGAGCTGCTGATGGTGAAGCAGGGCGTCTCCGAGGCGACCGAGGGGCTGGACGCCGAGGCGTCGTTCACGGCCTCGGGCGTGGGCGACCCGAGCAGCGTGATCGCGGGGCGGGAGATCGGCCAGGTGTTGTTTGAAAAGATGCAGGAGCGCGACGACGCCGCCAAGAAGCTCTAACGCGGCGCTGACGAGGTAAGGAGCCCGCGGGAGGTCGTGATGGCGAGGAAGCTAGGTGAGGCGGTCTGGGTCGCGGCGGGCGTGTTGGACAGCGCGCTCGACGTCGCGGAAGCGATGGTGCCGGGGTTCTCGCGGTCGCGCCTGGACTGGTGGGCGACGCGTGTCTGCTTCCGCTGGATTCGGGTCGCGGTTGCGCTCGGGTACGACGGCCCCGGCGGCGCTCACGAGCGCGGCGAGGCGTAGCGTTGAGCACGGATGCCTACATGTTCGTGGAGCACCAGACGCCCGACGGCTCCTGGTCTCTGGTCGAAAAGCGGGCGATTTTGGTTCGACGTCAGGCACGCAAGCTCTACCGGGCCGGCCCGCTGAATGCCTCGCGGCTCCGCGCGGGCGAGGCCGCGCTGTTGCTCGAGTCGGAGTCGCTTGACCCGTTTCGCCGGTACGATCAGAACCGCTGGTTTCTGGAGCGGGACTACGTGTTGTTCGGTCTGCTGTCGGGCGCGCGTGACCATCGCCAGCCGGTCTATTCTGTGCGGGGTTTCCCGGCGGATCTCAGCGACCTAGGTCGCGCGCAGTTGCCGCTTGGCCTGCTGGCGTGGGATGCCTACGGGACTTGGCTCACGACGGCGGAGCTTCGGGCGGTTGATACGGTCTACAGGGCCGTGACCGGGTTTCCGCAACACAGCACCGCCTTGTTCGTTGACACGATTCGTCCGATGCTATGGGCGGGGCCCCCGGACCGCGTCCGCGCCGTCATGTGGTTCTCTTGAGCCTTCACCGGACCAGACCAGACGCCGGGTGGATCGCGGGGAAGCTCGCGGCGTGTCGCTATTGCGGGGGGCCGATCCCGTCGGGGCGGAGGACGTTTTGCTCGGGCCAACGGGGCCGGTTCCGTCGCGACCGCGGGGTCCTGCGGTTCCTCGTGCTTCCGGGTGGCTGCGTCCACGAGTTCTGCGTCCGGTCCAACGCTGCGTACGCGCGCAAGTGCGTTGAGGTCCGAGACGGTCGCGTGTGTGCTGTTTGCGGCGTCATGCAGCCCCGCGATGGTTGGCAGGCGGACCACATCGTGCCCGTCAGCCGGGGCGGCGGCGAGACCGGGCTCGACGGCTTGCGCACGCTGTGCACGGAGCACCACCGAGTCGAGACGAAGAAGCTGGCGCAGGAGCGCGCAGCCGAGAGGAGAGCGAAGAGATGTTGAAGACGAGGAAACGACTCTTGTGCGACGTCGACGGCGTGCTGGCCGACTTTGCGTCCGCCGCGACGGCCGTGGCGGTTCGCGTTCTCGGGATGCCGTTCCCTGCGAACGCCCAGGACGAGTGGGACATGTTCCGGCACCTCCAGCCGGAAGATCGAGCCCGCGTGTACGAGGCTCTGCACGAGCCGGGGTTCTGTCGTGGGCTACTGCCGCTCCCTGGTGCTGTCGAGGGAATGCGCGAGTTTCGGGGGGTCGCGGACGTGTACTTCGTTACGAGCCCCATGCAGGGCATGACGTGGACACGCGAGCGCGAGCTGTGGCTGGCCGAGCACTTCGGGGCGTCGACTCGGGAGATTATCCACACGTCCGCGAAGCACGTGTGCGTCGGTGACGCCCTGCTGGACGACAAAGTGCAGAACGTGGTGTCGTGGCAACGCTACCACCCTGAGGGGGTCGGCATCGTGTGGGACGCGCAGTACAACCGTCGGGCTGCCGTGCTTCACCGTGCTCGATCGTGGTCGGACGTGACTTCGATTCTTGGAGGAGAACCAACATGATGAAGCGAACGATCCTGGGCGGCGTACGTGTGCTCTTGATCGACGACCTGTCTCCCGAGGACTTGGCCATGTGCATGGCCCTTTACGCGCGCTCCGGCGAGAGCGTCGAGGTCCACTACGAGAAAGTCATGAAGGCGCGGCGGCGAGCGCTCTCGAGGGCGCTGGATCCGTGGGACTACCCCAACGGCGACCCGGAGGGCGACATCGTGGACGCCGTGATGGATGTTTGGGGCGACAACCACCCGACCGCGCGCGCGGAGAAGCTCGGGAAGCAGTACGTTGTGGGGTACGGACACCGCAGCATCGCGGACAACGGGTACACCGCACTGTTCTTCGAGGGCGTGTCGATGCTGGCCGCGAAGGCGATCCAAGACACGCCGCTGTACAACGGCCAGGAGATGTCCTCGCGGGCGGTTGACTGTGGCGAGCAGCCCTACGTCGATCCGGTCGGTACCCCGGAGTCCCGCGCGGTGTTGGAAGGATGGCGCGCGTTGTACCGGCGCTGCTTGCTGGCTGCCGTGGACGAGACGATGGTGCGTCACCCGCGGCGCGAGCCCGAGGAGGACTTGGGCCAGTACAACCGCGCGGTCAACATGCGCGCGTTTGACGTCGCCCGGGCGATGCTGCCTTTCGGGTGCGCGACCCAGGTGGGTTGGAGCGGGACGCTGCGCCACGTCGGCGAGCGCCTCGGGGTCCTCAAGCACCATCCGAGCGCGGAGGTGCGGGCGCTCGCGGAGGTCGCGATCGAGCTGTGCCACGGGCGCTACCCGGGGTCCGGTTTCGGGGATGCGGTCGCGTCGGGCGTCGGGCTGCTGAACGAGCCGACCGAAGGCGCCATGGCACGCGACGCTTGGACCGCGCTCGCCGCGTCACTCGTGACCTACCGGCCGGAATTGGGTCGTCCGCTCAAGGAGAGCGTTTGCTACGACTTCGGTGAAATGAAGTCTGGCTGGCTCGGGAGCCCCGACCCCGACCTCGTGGAGGGTGAGCAGGCCTTTACCGAGAAGGTTCGTGATCTCCTCCAGTTGCGGCCGCGCGGCGCTTTGCTCCCGTGGAGCCTGACGAAGTACGGGCTGGCGGACTTTGAGTTCCCGCTGGACATGGGGTCCTGGCGCGACCTCCAGCGGCAGCGAGCGATGGTGGTGCCGACGCCGCTGCTCACGGCGGACCTCGGGTTCGAGCCGTGGTACCTCGACCAGTTGCCGGCACCCGGCGGCGACAAGCGCGCGGGGAGCCTGGGGGACATCGGCGCGGAGGTCACGGCGTTGCTCCACCGGGCCAAGGCCGTGACGGACGACCCCGTGGCGCGGCAGTATTACTTGCCGCTGGGCGCGAGGGTCCGCGCGCGCGTCTCGGCAGGTCTGCCGGGGCTCGTGTACTTCTTGGAGCTTCGGACGGGCAAGACCGTCCACCCGACGCTCCGCGCCCGGGCGCTCGAGATGGCACGTGCGTTCCGCCGGGGGTTTCCGGACGTTGCGATCCACGTTGACGAAGACCCGGATGGTTGGAGCCTGCGCAGGGGTGCCGCAACGCTCGCGGAACGCGTTAAGGTGGTTGAGTCAACGACCCCTCTCTGAAGGGAGGGGCTTGAGAAAGGAAGATTCACCACCTCTCCGATCAAGAGACCAAACCGTTGACTAGACATGTCGAAAGACAAGCTGAGCCAGCTAACCGTGGTAGGTTGAAACGACGTCTCGGGTGTCCCGCTAGCCCGGACCTTCTCGGCAGGCCAGCGTCGAAGCGAAGTACAGACAAGGGGCTTAACGCCATCATGTTCGTTCCCGTCGTAGATCAGAAAAACCAGCCGCTCATGCCGACCTCGCCGGCACGAGCACGTCGCTGGATTGAAACCGGAAAGGCTACACCTTTCTGGAAACGCGGTGTGTTTTGCGTTCGCCTGAACGTCGAGCCCTCCGCACGAGAGACGCAAACCATTGCCGTCGGGATTGACCCCGGCAGCAAGCGAGAGGGGTACACCGTCAAGAGCGAAGCACACACGTACCTGAACCTTCACGTCGAAGCTCGTACCGGCGTCAAGGAGGCCGTCGAGGCTCGCCGAAACATGCGGCGTGCGCGCCGCTTCAGAAAGACGCCGTGCAGGAAGAATCGTCTAAACCGAAGTCGAGGAGGGCTCCCGCCGAGCACGAAGGCTCGCTGGCAGTGGAAGCTTCGGCTAGCCGGATGGCTGGCGCGAATGTTTCCGATCGTTCGGTTCGTCGTAGAAGACATCGCTGCCGTGACGAAGAAAGGTCAGCGACGGTGGAACAAGTCGTTCAGCCCTCTCGAGGTGGGCAAGAAGTGGTTCTACCGAGAGTTGGCGAGAGTCGCTCGGGTGAGCACGAAGAAGGGCCACGAGACGAAAGAGATGCGGGACGCTTGCGGTCTCAAGAAGACCAGCAAGAAGCTCGAAGAGACGTTCGACGCGCACTGCGTTGACAGCTGGGTACTGGCCAACTCGTTCACCGGCGGCCACAACAAGCCCGACAACGTGGAGATCCTGTGCGTCGCGCCGCTCGCTCTGCGTAGACGCCAGCTTCACCTGATGCAGCCAGCCAAGGGCGGAGAGCGTCGACGTCATGGAGGAACGAGAAGTCTCGGGCTTCAACGAGGCAGCATCGTAAAGCACCCGAAGCACGGAATCACTTTCGTCGGCGGGACGCTGGGAGATCGTGTGAGTCTGCACGCGCTCGACACCGGCAAACGCCTCACGCAGAAAGCAAAGCCGGCTGATTGCCGAGTGCGCTCTCATAACTCGTGGCGTACCTGGACGCCCGAAATCAGCAAGAAAACCGAACGGGGCTCCTCCCCGACCTGAAGGAACGGGGTTTCCGCCCCGGAAAATCGATGACCGACGTTCGGATTGCCCTCGCGGGCGCAAGTGGCTGTGGGAAAACGACCCTCATGGACTTCCTCGCGCAGGAGCTAGGGCTTCCCGTGAACCCCGTGGGGTCGAGGTCGGTCGCGCTCGCGATGGGGTTCATGAACCCGTACGATGTTGACGCCGCGGGCCAACGGCCCGCGTTCCAGGAGCGCCTCGTGCGGGACAAGATCGCCTGGGAAGCTAAGACGCCGTCATTCGTCACCGACCGGACGACGGCGGACAATCTCGCGTACCACGCGCTGCACGCGCTCGACGACCTCACGGGCTTCGTCATCGACGCCGCGGCCGAGGGGATGCGGCGCTACACGCACGTTCTGTACTGCCCGCTGGCGGAGCACCAGTCGCTCGCGGGCGACGCGGTACGCCGCGCGGGCCGGTCATACCACGAGGTCTACGACGCGCTGTTGTACGGGCTGCTGCACCGGTTCTGCGGCGACGCGGTCGTGCGGGTTTCGGGCGATGACCTCGCGCGCCGTAAGCAGTTCGTCCTCGCGACCGTGACGGGGTGGTTGTCGCCCTCGGCGGAGTCCCGGCGGTGAGCGCGCGACCGACGCGTTGGGGCGAAGCCGTCAACCTGTTGACGTACAGCGTACCTTTTACGCGGCCTCGGGCTTTCTCGTGCTTCGGGATCGAACACGAGGTTTTCACGGTCCGGGCGCTCGCTGAGGCGCTCTTCGGGTGGATCCCGTGACTGGTATTGAGGCCCTGCCGGCGCCCGGGGATCCTGACGCGGTCTACTGTTTTGACCTGAACGGATTTATCTGGCGGCTTGCTTCGAGTCCGTTCATGGCCGGCAAGGCCGCGCTGGGGTTCGCCCGGACGCTGCGTCGGATCCTGCGGGAGCGACGTCCGGGTTACCTGGCGGTTGCGGTCGACAACGCGCTGCCGACGTTCCGCCACGACCTGTTCCGGCAGCACTCGGCCATGTTGGGCGCCGAGGACTACAAGGCCGACCGGGTCAAGCGGATCAAGCCCCACGAGCGCGCGGCCGTGTTGGAGCAGATTCGCACGGCCCAGGAGCTGCTCGAAGACGCGTACGGCGTCCGGTGCCTCGCGGCCCGGGGGTACGAGGGGGACGACGTCTTGGCGACGCTGGCCCAGCGCGGGCTCGACGCTGGGCTGAAGGTCGTGGTGGTCGCGTATGACAAGGACATGTTCCAGCTCGTGCAGCAGGACCGCTGTTGGGTCTGGGATGGCGAGGGTCGGGTGTTCGACGCCGCGGCGGTCGAGGCCAAGCTCGGGTGCGCGCCGGACCGCGTGGTCGACTTCATGTCGATCGTGGGCGACTCGACCGATGGCGTGCGGGGCGTCGTCGGGGCCGGACCGGTCGCGGCGTTGAAGGTCTTGGCGGCGTTCCCAACGCTCGATGCCGCGCTAGAGTCGGCGGAGCGTGGCGACCAGGACCACCCGCTGTGGCAGCAGGATCCGCGGCTCTGGGCCAAGGTGGTGTCGCAGCAGCGTCAAGCGCAGCTTTGCCGCCAGCTTGTGACGCTCGCGCGTGACGTCCCGCTGGCCGTGACGCTCCAGGAGCTGAGCCTGTCGGCCTCGATGGCGGTGGAGCTAGCGCTCCAGGACACGACGGCGTCCGAGGCCGACCCTGTTGACGGTCCCGAGGCGTTCGAGTGGTCGGTGGCGGATGTTTAGTCGCACCGCGGGGTAAGGTGGACGAAGTGAGCATCCTATCTGACAGCGCGGTCCTGGTCGCCATGGACCAAAAGCGCATCGTGATCGATCCGTTCGACCGAGCGCGCCTGGGGTCAAACAGCTACGACGTTGCGCTCGGCCCGCGCCTGCTGGTCTACGAGACCGAGGAGCCGATCCTGCGTCCGGATGGCCGCGTTTTCTTCCCGGGCGCGCCGACCATCCTGGACGTCCGAAAGCAAAACCCGACGATGACGGTCGACATCCCGGAGTCCGGGATCGTCCTGCACCCCGGGCAGCTCTACCTGGGCTCGACGATTGAGCGGACCGAGAGCCACGACTTCGTGCCGGTGCTGTGTGGCAAGAGCAGCCTCGGTCGGTTGGGCCTTTCCGTGCACGTTACCGCAGGATTCGGGGATGTAGGATTCTGCGGGGCATGGACGTTGGAGCTGATGGTCGTGCGCCCGCTCCGCATCTACGCCGGCATGCCGGTGGCGCAGATCGCCTGGCACACCGTCGAGGGTTTGGTTCTGCGACCGTACGGGTTCAAGCCGGGGGCGAAGTATGCGAACCAGTCGGCGGACCCGGTGGCGTCGGAGATGTGGCGGAACTTCGACGGCCTGAAGCCTGACGAGTGGCGACCGACCCCTAGCCGCGACCTTCCGCCGTTTAAGCTCAAGCCCGACGAGCGATCACAGCGCTGGCGCGACGCCGAGGCCCTGTGTGGTCCAGGCTACTGCCCACCCGACGCGCTCAAGATCATCGAGGAAGAGCAGGCCGCGTACGACGCCAAGCTGTCCGCAGTAAACCTCGACGGTGTGGGGCGGCCGTGAGCTACGTGGTCCGGATATCAAGCGGGTATGACCGCTTGGCCTCCTTTTACGTGGCCGACGACGGGAGGATCACGGCGCAATTCGAGGATGCTAAGGAGTACCCGACGGTGGAGGCGGCCGAGCGAACGACGTTCTGGGTTGCGCGTGTCTGGGTAGGTTATGACGTACGTGTCGTAGACCTTGCGGAAGAACTCCTGACGCGAGAAGCCGCGCGTCAGGTTGGCGTCGAGGACCCGCTGTGGTGAGCGGCGCCGCGTGGTTGTTGGTGATGCCGCGACCCCCGGGGGTGAGCCGGCCTGCGCTGATGTGGTATGTTGGGGGCGCAACCTGGACGTACGACGCGCTCCGCGCGACCGCGTTCCCGACCGCCGAGGCCGCCAAGGCCCAGGTCGACGCCGCCGCGATGGGGCTCGGCCCCAAGGTCGCGTTGCGCGTCCGGGCGGTGCTGTTCGCGGAGGTGCTGCGCGAGAACGAGGCGGTGCTGCGGCGTGCGGTGCCTGTCCTGACGGACCCACGGGGCGGTCCTGGGGGACGGGGCCGTGGTTAGGCGCCAAGGGCCTTTCGTCGTTCGGGTCGAGACCTGGGAGGAAGACAAGCCCGTGGCCTTCTGCCGTTGTCACCCGCGTGCTCGCGGCGAGGTCGCCTGACGCGTCACCCGTCGTTGGCCGCGGCGTTCGCGGTCGTTGGCCAAGCAAACGTTCTGGCCACCCGATACGCCCGAAAGTACGGGTGGACCCGCACCTCGCGCGTTGTCCCGCTCGCTGATGCCCTGTTGGAGGTTGAGGCGGGCCTTGTCTGAGTTCTTGATCCGGTTACACAGAGACGGAGTCTGGCCGTACTACTGGACCCAGTATTACTTGGGTTGGGTGACAGAGCCCTCGCGGGCGACCCCCTACTTGGAGGAGGAAGCGCGCGAGGAACTCAAGCGCGTGATCCACTACTTGGAGGAGGACGCGCGCGAGGCACTCAAGCGCGTGATCCGTCGGACAAGTCAGCCGAGTCTCGACGTCGTTCCGTTGTCCGACGCGATGTTGGACCGGGCCGCGCGCTATCCCAACCTCTAGCCCAACGCCTCCTCTTCGAAGTGGCGCAGGCCGTGGAGGGACCTCGGCGCGCGCAACGCGGCGCTCGGGCGCGAGCGTGCGACCGCCGCCCAGACGGCCTCCGCGGCTTCCTCAGCCGCCGACAGGATCGGCGGCGGGTACTCGAGCGCGCTCAGGGGGGCCGTGACCCGCGTACGCCTCGCCGGGTACGGGGCCGCGTAGGGGTTGCAGATTTTGGCAGACTGGGGCACAAAGCTCATCACGTTGACCTCTTGCTCAGGTTGACCAGGCCCTCGGCGTTACCCGCGCCGGGGGCTTTCGTTCGTCTGAGAAGCTAAAACCGGGCCGGAGTCGCGGCCCTGGTAACTTAAGGCTTTTCTAGCAATTCTGCACGGCCGGTAGACGCAAAAACGCATCACACGTCCTACAATTGCGCATCGGGGCGATCAACCCCGGGCGTAAGGGCGGCGCGGGTTCCGAAGCGTCGCCCGCGGGGGTAAGGATCCGGGCGTGGGCGAACAGCATGTCGGCGCGTGGATCGTGAAAGTAGTCGGCGGACACGTAGACGTGTCCGCGGCGTGGGTGGTGCGCATCGGCGCGATGACAGGGGCCAGCCGCGTCACGACCGAGCCCGGGAAGGCGGTGTTCACCACCCGAGCCACGGCGCTCGACTGGATGAAGGCAAACCACGCGTCCGCGGGGTGCGCGGTTCCGCTGGCTGATGAGCTGCTTGAGTGCGAGGCCCGACGGACGCCATGAAGCAAGCGTGGATCCTGCGGGAGTTGCCTGACGAGCCTGACGTGGCGCTCTCGTCGGTCTGGCGGAGACCTACGCTCTACGTAAGCGTGTACGGTGACGATTGCGCGGTCTTCGCCCTTTCGGCAGCAAAGGTGTTCCGGTCGGCAGCTTGCGCAGAGCGTCACCGTCGTCGTCTTTTGATGCCCGATCGGTGGACCGTGGTTCCGTTCGCGGACGCGATGCTCGATTACGAGGCGGCGCGCCATGAGGCGGCCCGATGAGCCGCGATGCTGGCTGGGTCCTGAAGTCGCGGATGACGGCGGAGTACTTTGTGGCTGGGGTTCGGACGGGAGGTACTTGGTACACCGGGGTTCGGACGGGAGGTGCTTGGTACACCGTCGCGCCCTACTGTTCGATGGGCCGCGTGTTCTGGACGGAAGCCGACGCCCAGGAGGCCCGCGGTCGCCTCGACGACCCGGAGACGTGGATCGTGGTCCCGTTGGCGGATGAACTGCTGGAACAGGAGGCCCGACGCCGATGACCTGGGTCTTGGTCTGTAGACGCCCCGGCGCGCAACGCGGCGCGCAACGCGGCGCGCAACGCGGCGCGCAACGCGGCGATACTTATTACGCCCGGGACCTGCGTTCGCACGGTGAAGACTGGCCATACACGCTCATGCTCGACTTCGCCCAGGAGTTCTCGACCGAGCAAGCCGCGCTCGCGCATCGGATAGAGCACCCCAGCGATGATCACGAGCTTGTGGTGGCGGGTCCTTGGATCGTGGTTCCGCTGGCGGATGAGCTGCTGGAACGGGAGGCGCGGCGCTGATGAGCTGGGTCCTGAAGCAGGCGGCGTTCCACGACGGCCGTGTACCTAAGGAGCCCCCCGCGCCGTACTACCTGGGCAGGACTCGCCCCGTGGCTCAGGACTCCGCGGCGGCGTGGTACACGAGTCCTGGGGACGCGATCGAATTCACGACCGAGCAGGATGCACGGGACTTCGTTCAGGAGCGGGGGATCCTCGGGGAGTGGCGACCCGTTGATCTCGCGGGTGAACTGCTGGCGCGCGAGGCTGCGGGCCCGAGCGGCAAGCCGGACCGCGGATGAGGACCCGATGCCCTGGATCCTGAAGCAGGACAGACCCTGGCCCTGGTACGTGTGGCGCGCGTTCCCAGCGCTCGTCGCCAACGGGGCGTACCACATGACCGATAGCCCCGGGAGGGCGCTCGCGTTTGACACGTGGGCCGAGGCCGACCGCTTCCGTAGCCCCAGTCTCGACCTCCATTGTGTCAACCAGGCGGACGAGACGCTGTCGTGGGCCGCGGCCCAGCACCCGTGAAGGCCGCGAAGCCCGTGTGGATCGTGAGATTCGGGTCGCGACGATCGACGATGTGGGCCTGCCTTGCTGGCTTTACTTGTACATGGACGCCAACGACGACGTTGAGGCGACGAGCTGGCTTGACCTCGCGACCGAGTTCCCTCGTTCGGGGGAGGCGCGCCGGCTTCTGAAGCGGGGGGGTCTAGGCCCCGTGGGCTGGGAACCCGTGGACCTCGCGGACGAGATGCCTGAACACGCGTTGGAGCACGAGTCGCGGCGCTGAGTCGCGGCGCTGAGTCGCGGCGCTGAGCAGAAACCTGTCTGCGGGGCGTTCGGGCTCAACGGCGTAGGCGCGCTCTAGCGTGCGTCTCCGTGGAGCCTCCTTGGGAACCCGGGCCAGTATATCGCCGGACGCGCCAGAAGCGTCTCGTGTGGCCGCGACGCCCCCCGGGCGCCCGCTCGGAGCTTCCTCGGAGCTTCCTCGGAGCCTCCTCCCGCGCCCCACGCTTGCGGCAAGGGCTGCCGCGCCGGTACAATGCCCTCTCCATGCCGAGAAAGTTCCGTCCCCCGGTCGACCCCGCGCTGCGCCAGAAGCGCCCCGCGCTGCCCCGTACGCGCGCGCTCTACGATGAGTATGTCGAGCAGTTCCGCCGGGATAGCCGCATCGCCCGGGTCGCCGCCCACTTCGGCGTCACGTGGACGACGGCCCGGATCGTCTACCACGACGGGTGGGTCGGGATCCCCTGGGCCCGGCCGATCAAGAAGGTCCTGGAGCAGGACGTCTTCGAGGAGGAGAACCGGTCCCGGGAACAAGCCCGCCGCGACCGCGCCCGGGAGCTAGAGGCCCGGGAAGCCGAGCAGGAAGCGAAGCGCGAGGCCCTGAAAGCCGAGCGACAACGGGCCCAAAACGAAGAGGCCACGCTGGTCACCAGCACCCGCCGAGGCCTCCAGCAGCTTGCCTCAGTCGTGCTGGCGCTGAGCCCCGCGGCGGCCCAGATGGTCCGGGTCGTGATGCGCGAGGCGTTCGACGAGACCGTCGGGCCGGACGGCAAGCCCCAGTACACGCCCAAAGCCATCCCGACGATCAAGCCCGACGCCGCGATGAAGTACCTGAACGCCATGGCCCAGATGGCGGCCCGCGTGACCGTCGCGGGCGTGGATCTTTCGCACTTTGCCGCCGAACGCCGTGGGCCGGAGCCCACGGTGGGCGCGGTTGAGATGACGGAGGAGGAGAACGAGGAGGCGTTGCAGCACGCCCGCTCCATCCTGTGGAGCCTCGACGAGGAGGCCCGGCTGAAGCGGGAGGACGCGTACCCGCGGCCCGAGGCCCCGGCGGTCGCGCGGGAGGACGCCCCGGACAAGCCCTCGATCGGGCCCCAAAACCCGGGCGAAGTGCACTAAAGGTATATACCTTTGCTTGCGGGTATATACCTTTGCTTGCGGGTATATACCCGAAGGTATATACCCCGGATTCATGGCAGCTAAACAGAAGCGACTGTTGGTTTGGTCGGCGAGGGCAGAGGCGGCCCTTCGTCGCGCGGAAACGGAGCGGAGGGCCTCCTTGGGTCGGGAGCTTCTCCCGCGCGAGAAGTCTGCAAGCTCCGTTGTGCTCTGGGCCCTTGAGTCGGTCGGGTCTCCGCGACCTACTATCCGTGAGCGTGTCCGCGAGAAGGTTGTGCAGGCTCATGTGTATCTTGAGGGCGACCCCGTGGGCGAGCAACACGACGCTGCCGTCGCCATGGCTAGGCTGCGCGAGATCGAGGCGCACCCTGAGCGCCTCGTGAGGGGCGAAGAACTGGGGAAGCTCCTTGATGGGCTGGCGGAGTTCCCCGAGCCCTTGGTCGAGTACGACGACCCTCGGGTTGCCGCGAAGAAGGCCCGGCGCGGGTAAGGACCGGGGCGTGCCCTGGATCATCAAGCTCACGGAGCTGGCCACGACGCACTGGCCCTCCCCGGGACGGACGGCGTACCTGCGGGCGTGGCCCCAAGGCCCTGTTGGGTGGCGCGCCGTCCAGATGACGCACATCGTCGCGACCGACGGCGCGGCCGTTTGGGTGCCAGAGCTGAGCCTGGCGAAGGTGTTCGCCACCGAGGAGATCGCGCGCGCCGCGGCGGACCGATGCCGGTCCAAGATCGGGGAGGCGCGGTTTGTGCGGCTTGAGTTCGCGGACTGGGCGGGGGAACTGTTGGAGCGAGAAGCCGCCCACGCTGGGGGTAAGGGACCGCGAACGTGAAGATCCTCCGAGCGTACAAGACCGAGCTGGACCCCACGGTCTCCCAGACCGAGCAGCTCCTACAGCACGCCGGTTGCGCTCGCTGGGCTTACAACTGGGGTCTCCGAAGGAAGATCGAGTCCTACGAAGCTACGGGCAAGAGTCCGTCCTGGGTGGATCTCAACCGCGAGCTGAACGTGATCAAGAAGCTCCCCAAGGAAGCCGGCGGGGTCCCGTGGATGTACGAGTCCTCGAAGTGTGCCCCGCAGGAAGCGCTCCGAAACCTTGATCGAGCCTTTGAGGGCTTCTTTCGTC